TTTTTGAAGCACCGTAAGTTTGGTAACAACATTGTCGAAGAAGTAGAAAAGAAAACCAAGCGGACAACCGAAGAGCAGGAAATGGAACACCGTTTAAGAGCNGAAGCAATGACTAAAGTTNTTGTCAACGAAATGATGCCCACGTTTAGAAAGATGATGGAAGAGGAAGAAAAAGCCCGTAAAAAGGCTAAAGAACCCCGTAAAATCATTATTCCAGACTAGGGCGGTTTTNNAGTAAAAAGCGTATTAGTAAAGATAGGACACGCTGGGAAGCGCTCCTTATCTCTGAGAATACGTGTAAATTAACGTAGAGGCCGCCGGTACGCCTTCATAGAATGCCGGCCCAAACATTTGAGGAATAATCATGGCAACCAAACCAGGCCTCTACGCCAACATCCATGCTAAGCAAGAGCGCATCAAGGCCGGCTCAGGCGAAAAAATGCGTAAACCAGGCGCCAAGGGTGCCCCCACAGCCAAAGCATTTAAACAATCAGCGAAGACAGCTAAGAAATAATGGCAACTAAAAAATCAGTATCCTTATCTATTGGCCGTGGCGAGAAGCTGCCTGCATCTAAAGGTGCGGGACTAACAGCCAAAGGTCGCGCCAAATATAACCGCGAAACTGGCTCCAATTTAAAAGCCCCCCAACCAGAAGGCGGCTCACGTAAAAAATCATTCTGCGCCCGTATGTCAGGTGTGCCCGGCCCCATGAAGGACGAAAACGGCAAACCAACACGTAAAGCTGCAGCTTTAAAAAGATGGAAGTGCTAATGGCTGTTAAAAAATCACCAGCAAATAAGAAAACATTTACCCCAGAAATGGCCAACACCATTTTAGAACTGGGTAAGGTTGGCGCGTCCCAAAAAGCGATGTATGCCGCTATTGGNATCAGCAAGGANACTGCTGCTAAATGGAAGCACGATAACCCAGAGTTTGCTGAAACGATGTCTTTAGCCACTACTTACGGCCAAGCCTATTGGGAAAACATGATGTTAGCCAATATTGATAATCGGGCCTTTAATTCCCGNGTTGCNGAAATTGCTTTGCGTGGCCAATATCCNGAAGATTATAAAGAGCGTATGGATATTAAAGCNAACGTAAAACAGGAAATTGCGGTAGATTTTAACAAAGAAGTGCAAGATTTGATAGCCGCCCTAAAATCCTAACAAAATATTTTTTCTATTTTTGCTAAAAAGCCACCCAAGAGGTGGCTTTTTTGCGTATTAGTAATAGTAGACTAAACCGAATTGAAAGAATAATATGACCGCCCACGCTCTCCTGTCCGCTTCAGGCTCAAAACGATGGTTAATGTGTACACCATCAGCCAGATTAGAAGCAACCCTCCCCGAACCAAAAAGATCCTCTGGTGGCATAGATTTCTCTGCGGAGGGCACTCTTGCCCATTCTTTAGCTGAAATTAGATTACGACTTTATTACAACCAAATTGGACAGGAAGAATATGATCAAGAATATGCGGAAATTAAATCTAACCAAATCTATCAAAACTACACGCAGGAAGAAGCCGAAGACTTCGAAGCCAACGTTGACAACTATGTGCTCTACGTCCGTTCTCAAATTGGTGAAGGCGATACACCGCTCTTTGAACAGCGCGTGGATTTCAGTGACTGGGTTCCTGACGGTTTTGGTACTGCGGATGTCGTCGTACTTTCAAAGCATTCAATCCGAGTTATCGATCTCAAGTTCGGAAGAGGAGTTCCTGTCTCTGCGCAAGACAATACGCAACTTAGGCTCTATGCCCTCGGAGCGTACTCAAAGTTTAAGGAGGAATTCCCAGAAATCAAGGAAGTTAGCTACACCATCCATCAGCCAAGACTCGACTCTATTAGCAGCGATGGCACGTCCATCGCCAAGCTCCTTGACTGGGCCAACTACTACGTCAAANCCAAAGCCAAGAAAGCGTGGAGCGGCGCAGGCGAGTNCCTCCCAGGCGACTGGTGCCAGTTCTGCAAAGCGAAAGCCACNTGCCGCGCCCGCAGCGATTTCAACTCCGAACTCGCCAAACTCGAGTTCCAAAACCCGGCGCTCCTCAGCGAAGAAGAGTTCAGCGAAGTCTTAACCAAAGCTCAGAATTTAAAAACTTGGGTTAATGACGTTGAAGAATATGCATTAAACCGTGCAGTTGAAGAAGAAATTATCCCCCCTGGATTCAAATTATCTACCACCGTTACACACCGTAAAATTAGTGACCACGCATTAGCCGCAACGGTTTTAGTAGAAAAGGGAATGGACCCACAAGTAATTTGGGAACCACCAAAACTCAAATCAATAGCAGCATTAGAAAAATTAGGACCAAAGGGCCAAGTTACGGCATGGTTAGGTAACTTAGTATTGCGCCCAGAAGGNCAACCAAAGCTGGTTCGTGTTAAAGAAACAGCAGGGGANGATTTTAAATGAGCAATTGGTTAGTTGGNGCAATGGGATTGGTTTATTTGATAGTTGCTGTAGACCAATTTTTAAAAGGTGGAACAGGGCAGGCTATCATGTTTTTAGGATATGCCATAGGTAATGGAGGGATCCTTTTAGTCGTAAAATAATAATAAGAAAGGCGCCTATGTTTGTAGAATGTGGCGGAATCGAAGTTGAGATTCCGGAAATATTAATTGAAAAATATATAAAAGATTTTGATGGGCTGCCGGGTAATGACAGAGAATCTGTACTAGATTTACGTGATGCCATCAATTCTATTTTAGAATATGTTACACTGGAACCAGATCTTTTAGAAGAAAAAGAATATTTAACTGATTTTGTAAAAGCGATTGCAATGAGAACAGCTTTAGAAAAGCATGGTATACTGTACGACGCTTAATGATTTATGCAGCAAAGGGTAGACGAGCTGGCCCCTATTGAAGACCAGTTCTAACGTTAAAAGGTAATAAAATGACTCAAACTACTAAAGTAAAAGTTGTAACTGGCAAAGTACGTTTTTCCTACGCCAATGTGTTTTCCCCAAAAGCTGGTATGAATGGCGGAGAACCAAAGTATTCCATCTCTTTAATTATTCCTAAATCTGATAAAGAAACTATTGCAAAGTTGCAAAAGGCTTTTGAAGATACCAAGACAGCTGCAGCTAGCTTCTTCGGTGGTTCAGTTCCAAAAGGTTTAAAAGGTGGTTTGCGCGATGGTGACGAAGAGCGTGATGATCCAGCATACGCAGGTTGTTACTTTATCAACGCCAACTCAGCACAAAAGCCTGGCGTTGTTGATGCAGATCTAAATCCAATTTTAGATCAATCAGAGTTTTATAGTGGTTGCTACGGTCGTGCTTCAATTACATTCTATCCATACAACGCAGCAGGCTCAAAAGGTATTGCATGCGGTTTGAACAATGTTCAGAAGTTGGAAGATGGTGAGAAGTTAGGCGGTTCTACATCCGCTGCAGCAGATTTCGCAATTTAAGTAGTTTGTAGTAAGTAGTATCGGGGAGTGTCCGTAGAAACTACGGCCTCCCTTTTTCATCAACAACATAACAATAAAAGAAACCATGGATCAATATCAAGAATATATAGCCGCCAGCAGATATGCCCGTTTTATAGATGACAAACACCGCAGAGAGACTTGGGCAGAAACAGTAAACCGATTTGTAGATTATATTTTTACTCGAACACCAGCNATTACAGAAAACACAGAATTAAAGAATGAAATTTTTGATGCAATCCATAANCTAGATTTAATGCCGTCCATGCGAGCCATGATGACGGCAGGAAAGAGTGCCGATCGTGACAATACTTGTATTTATAATTGCAGTTATCTTCCTGTCGACGATGTTAAGTCGTTCGACGAAGCTATGTTTATCTTGCTCTGCGGAACAGGTGTCGGTTTTTCGGTGGAGTCCAAATACATATCCAATCTGCCGGAAGTGCCGGAAGAACTTTATGAATCAGAACACGTTATTGCAGTTCATGACTCAAAAGAGGGCTGGGCAAAATCCTTACGTTTATTACTCGCTCACCTCTACGCAGGCGAAATCCCTAAATGGGACGTTAGTAAAGTTCGACCAGCCGGCGCACGATTAAAAACGTTTGGTGGTCGTGCAAGTGGCCCACAGCCATTAGTAGATTTGTTTAAATTTACAGTTAATACTTTTAAAGGCGCAAAAGGTCGTAAGTTGCATTCTTTAGA